CCTGCAGTAATGGTGACAAGTTCTCCGTACCGTATACCGTGCAGCTTTCGCTGTAGTCCTTGAAATGGGTAGTCATGGTCAGCGGGGGGTGTGGGTGTGGTGATTAGTTCGAGTAAAGATTTAGCATCAACAATACCGTCTGGTCTGTATGTCTTGGCATCCCAGATGGCTCGTCTTATTGCCTCAGAATCGCCAGCTTGTAATGCGTCAGAAGCATCTTTGTACTTCTCAAGCCGTGCAATCTTTGCTTTACCAGCAGGTAGTAGTTCAGCACATTCTTGTGCTGCTTGTCTACCAGCTTCATCATTGTCAAAGAATAAAACTACCTCTTCATAATTTTGAAGCAAGTCTAAAACTTTTTGTAATGATTTTTTAGCAGCCTTTGCTCCATTTGGTATGGATACATGAGGCCATTTGGGTTGTGCTTCCCATCCAGAGGCTGCATCGAGCTCTCCTTCATATATGGTAAGCCTTGTACCCTTATCTGGGAATAAATTTTGCCCAAAAAGTTGAGAGTCGTTGTTGTTACCCTCCATCCAGAAGTCTTTGTCTCTTGTACGGACTTTTGCTGCACAAACTTGACCATTTTTGTCAAAATAGTGCATACGGAGTGTTTCTCCGTCCTTGTGGATGCGATATTTACGGCAAGTCTCTTCAGACAAGCCTCTTTTCTTTAGTTTAACAGGATTACCTTTGAGCATTGCGGTTGTTTTTTGTTTGCCACTATCGTCATGTCCTCCATTGCTATAATGGTTGCATACAAAACAATAAGCATGTCCATCAGAATACACGGAATTGCCATCTGACGAACCACACTCAGGACAGCTGGTGTGATATAGGAAGGTTGATTCATCTGAGCCAGTCAACTGGGATTGCATAATAGGCACACCAAGGAAAACCGTTCTTTTCAGCCCACATAGAGTAGGTAGTTTTAGAACGCTTGTTTATTTTATTGTGAGGAGATTGAAAGATAATACGTATGTCAAGATCAGGGTTAGCTTCCTTGACTGCTTTCATCTTACGCCTCTGATCTGGGGGAAAGTATCCTTTAGTCTCGAAGTATATATCCCCAACTTTGAAATCAGGGATATAGTTAGCCTCGATCATGTATGGTATCTTTTCAGATTCATACTGATACTCTATGTCCATCTCATCGAGCAAGTCAGCCACTTGTTCTTCCAAGTGACTACGCATTAGAAGTCGTCCTCTTCAACTGAGCAGGGGGCTGCGTCAACTGCAGGATCTTCGACCTTGAATCCTTTTGTAGAACCAAATAGTTCTGCTGCGTCCTCGGCTGTCATGTCACCATTGTCAACTACACCAGCTCCGCTGTTAAGACTAACAACTTGTACTGCTTTTAGTTTCAATGATGTACCGATGTCACCGCTTGGTAGGACGTATGGCTTTTGGAAGAAAGCTAGTTTAACTTTACTACCACTGTAGATTGGTGTGTCCTTATCTTCAATGGCTGTTCCTTCTGTGTCTACTACGACAGGAAAAAACTTGTCTCCGTCTCTCCAACTGAAACGTATGTGGAAAGTACCTTGCTCATTGTCAAGCTCTTCCCAAGGCTCAGGCTTTACTGTAACCCTTTTAGGGTTTTTAGCCTTGCTTCTAGCCCATTCTAGGGCTGACTCACGCTCTTCCTCTAGATCTTTGATGAGATCACCTTTGACTAGAGCAGAAAGTTTGTAGCCCCACTCACCTGCTTTTAATATAGCTTGGAAGCCATCAAGTGTTACAGGTTGGGGAGTTACGTAGGTGTGCATAATTAACAGAAAAAATAGGTGGAATTTGAGACAACTTTTGGATCTAGTGTCCCAACGATTGGTGGCGGTTCTGAAGCGTTGATGGTCTCTGCAAATTTTGAGAGCCAACATTCTTCGGAAAAGATATTGGTGTAGGTTTCTCGCACAAGGCGATTGAGTGTTCCCATGTCTCCTGCTCTGCAAAGAACAGAATCGTGGATAACTGTAAATGGTTCATCAAATTGCATGAATGATCTGTGAAGGATCGAAGCATCGAATGAATGTATATAATTAGGGGCAGTGCTAGACTTATGCTTGTTAGGGCTGGGTGTAGATCTACCTGTAGGTATCCTTACACTTGTGCGTCCTAGTAACTGCAGCTCCATCTGTCGTGTTTCAATGTCATCTCGTCTTTGATTGACAACAAAACCTGATGGTGTGACCCACTGAACTTCCTTAGCACCATTTCTGATGTAAAGTCCGACATGCTTCTTTATCCATCGCATTACTCTCATTGGCCCCGGAACGATGCTGTCCATTGAATTGTAGACTGCATTGACAACTTGTGTCAGTTCATCTTTGGTGGGGTCTATGTTGTTTTCTAGTAATGCCTCACGTATGTACTTGCGACTGCTATCTTTCGTAGCATTGTATGGTATGGTCATCACCGTGCGTTTGCACACGGATCTGGTCATCCAAGGGTGCATGTAACTTGGGAGAAACTCTTTAGCCTTATCTGCCACCGCCTTGTATGCGTCACTAGGTTTGTCACTAGGTACAACATTTACAAGTTCTGCAGTGCTACGGTCTTTGGCTAGTCCTGCTAAGATCTGTAGACCTGAGCATGTCGCATCGACTGCGACCATAAGACCTGTAGTTAGTTTATCTTTTTTGATACAGCAGTGGTAGTATTCGTGGCATGCAGCCATAAACTGCCAAGGTTCGTCTACCTCTTCCCAATCAGACAAATATCTTACGGGGTCGGTAGCAACTTTAGTAATTAGTTCATGGTTTTCAGACACCCATTGATGTCTGTCCTCTAGTGTTGCTTTATCAAGCCCAAAACTTGTAGCTACTTGAAAAGATAACCAAAGCTCGGCTTCATCTGTCACACTAGACTCATCAGCAAATCTGATAAGTGCTTTACCAAAGTCTGTATCTTGAGGTGTGAGGAACGCTGGGATGGGGTATGCTCTGCCCCTGTAGTCGTAAGACCAACAAAGATAGAATTTTTCATCTTTAAATTTCTCAGCTGCCTCTAGTTGTGTACGTGTCCTGACTGATCTTTTGAAGTTAAGACGGTCAGCGTTGTGAGACTCTGCCATTGCTCGTCTCCAAGCTAGATTAGACTCAGGATTATCGTCTGCATTAGCAGGACGTGGTGGTTTGTAGGCTGGAGATATAGGTATAAACTTACCTATTACTCTACCTCTACTCCTCATCTCCTCTGCCACTTGCAGTACATGACGATTTACACAGTATTGCACCCGTTGTAACTTGTTTAAAAAGTCAATCGGTGCTTTCCCGTGTTTTATGATGGGGTTGCCCTTCCTAGTAAGATCATGGCCTTTCATCATACGATTTGTTAGGTATCCACCATAAATGATTTCACCTTCTTCACCGTAGCCCCAGTCATCTGGATGTACCAGCATTGGCCAAGGTATACCAGCAAATAACTCAGCAGTTTTGATGAGGTCGTTGCGTTTTGATTCAAACTCAGGAGTGGGTACAACTCTGTATTCATAGCGTTTGCGGTGGGTCTTACGCTTGCTGATGGTAAACCAGTGTGTGGAATCCATTACAGCAGTCAGCCCCCAACGTCCAAGCGATACCTTTGTCTTGGTGCTCCATGCTTTCCAACGTATGTCATGTTCACCAAACTTTTTGCTGGCGATGATTTGTTTCTGCATTGTGCCACAAGATTCGTGAAAGTATCTGGTGCTGATGTAGTTCATCAATCCCGGATGATGCTTCTTATACCAACGGAACTTACACTCTGACTCAAGAGCAGAGCCAAGGGCAGTCATGGTTGGAACAATAAGATTGGTTTGTCGTTTGGTACTGAATACCCTGTCAAATGTTATCTTGAGCAGGATAGTTGAGATAGCCAACGGTTCAAGCTCATCAAGGTAAAGAGAGATCTCTCGGTAAAACTTACCAGCCTGTCCATTACCAAGCCTGTGGAAGGTATCTTCAACGGTCTTGATTAGATAGGGTAAAGCCTCTCTGATTGATGACACCCCATAAACGCTTGCGGAAGCGTAGGATTTCTCCTCTAATTTCTGTATGGAGTCGTGCAGTCTTTGCCTCCCACAGCTGATCGCTTCCTGTTCCAGCAGGAACTGTCTTTGTAGGTTTGTATGCGTCACCATAAGCTAGAAAGAGGGAGTATTCGTAATCATCGAGGTGGTCGATTTGTCGTTGTGTCAAATTAGACATCATAAGATTTACATTGTTGTTCATAGGGAAATACTTTACAGTACTCCTCCATACTATTGAAGCAACTCCAGTTTGGCAAGTAGAAACCTATCTCGTATTCTGGATTGCGTTTGGTAATTAACTTGCCTTGAGCAGCAAGCATGACCAATAGGTTATCAATGATGGGTGGGCCACAGGGATCTATTTCTAGCATCACCTCGCCCGTATCATCGTTGATGTAGTAGCCGAGTCTGTCAAGGATCTCGGATAAGTCACAGGGGTTCATGGTATGTCGGTTTGGGTGTCGAGTACAGCATTGCTGGTCATTACTACGTAGTCCTCATCTTGCATGAGTAACGATTTCATGTACCGCTTGGCTGCAAACGCTTGTCGGTATGCCTTCTCTTGTATTGTACCGTCCTGCTTGATAGCTCGGACGACACATACGTAGGAGGCTGGTAGATTCCACGTGAGAGCTGCCTCATGTCCCATGTCAAAGGTGACTTCGGTTAGCTCGTCAGTGGCTTTCCATTTGTTAAGCTCTCGTATTCTGTTTTCAAAGTCACGTCTTGCCATAATGAAATAAGTCGTATTGATGGGTGTCGAGGTGGTGGAATGTCACGTCCGAGTATTACAAAGATAGTAACTATACCTAAGTACCCCCATGTGAAGAGGATACCTAGTATACCTGCCCTCATATAAGCTCGTCCTCGAAACGCTTGTTGGCAATCTCGATTTGCTTGTCCTCATCGTAGTATGGGAAAGCCTCTTTGACCTCCTCGAATATGTCGAGTAGTCTTTCTGATGCGTGTAGTGTGCTCATGTAAAGTCCTTTTGTAATTGGTTAACGAACTTGGTGCAAAGCTGATCGAATGACTTGAGAGTCTTACGTGTTACACCGTCATCCTCATCTCCAAAGTAGTAGAAGGTCTTGTGAACGTCCTCTACAAAGCTCATGAGGGCTGACTCATTCTTTGAAAAGTCTTTCATTTGTCCAAGTCCTCTTCGATCTTGACGTTTCTAAGATTGTGTGTTTCAATCTTGAACATTTCGTCATTCTCAGGTCTGTCCATGACACGCTTGAGTCTGATTAGTAGACTTTCTCTGCTGTCAAAGACACCTAGTATCATATCGTCCATTGTGTATGGGCTGGTACGTACTAGCACGTAGACGATTGGGTCATCAACTGCATCAAAGGTTTTGATGTAAGTGTCAGTTTGTGTGGAATTAGCCATGTGATTGGAGCCAGTTAAGTGAGCGTTGCATTGTGAATGGGTCATCATTGAACTTGCCAAAAGCTACGTTGCATGAGTCGCAGATGTAACCTCTGAACTTGTCAGTGTGATGGCAGTGGTCAAGAACCCACTTGTCGGTATGCCTACCGCAAGATGGACACTCTCCGGGGGCGGGCACAGGGTGCTGCCTCCTTAGTCTACGTCTGACCGTTGCTTGGTGGTTGGAGCAAGATTTGCAAGTATTTTTTCTACCTGCTCCCGCAGTGCTAAATAGTGGGAACTCGTCCAAAAGTTTGAACTTGCCACATTCTTTGCATTGCTTGGTTTCATAAGCAGTCTGCATAGTAGTTGGTGTAGATGATTTCATCAGTCAGGTGGCCAAGACCTGCATCTTCGAGGATGTCATAGACATCTCTGCCGTCATTGTCAAACTCAACGGCGATAGTGGAATTACCACATGGGTTGTAGTTGTACCCTGCCTCCAAGATGGAGGAGGATACAGACTTGTCGAAAGTAACTTGCATTGTGTGACTAGACATTTGGTAGGACTGGTTCTTGGACAAGACGCACCTTTGCGAGCTTGTGCTTGTAGAAGGATGCGGGTGTGATCTCTCTACACTTGACACCTTTGGCCTTGCAGTTAGCGTTGACCCAGAAGCCAAGGCTCATGTTGGGCTGTGCCAATAGGTTAGCGATGGCCCTACGAGATACGTTGTTGTACTCATAGCGTGTGCCAGTGTGGAACTCCACAATAGCTGTGCCAGTGATAGGAGATACGTCAATAGATGAGACGCATGTGGATGTACGTGATTTTGGTTGCATGATAAAGTGGTAAACAACAGAGGGTGAGGCCCTCAGAGATAGCATAGCTGCTATCTGGGAGAGTGTCAACCCCACTGGCTTGCCATAGCATCGGCAATGCCTTGGTAGGTAGTAGACCTGATCTTCCATCTGTCTTTTGATGGCGGCAAGTAGTGTAGTCGCATACGCTCTCGCTCAGGTAGACCTGATACGTCAATGACATCGGTGGGCTGTAGCTTGGGTAGGCCACGTAGCCACAGGCCAGTCTTTTTCTGCTCAGGGTGGCCGAACTGGTACGGCTGCACGTATTGGGTGGGAGGCCCTAGCTTGGAGCGTGTAGACAGAGCACCGACTGGATTCTCGATGCACAGCTTGACACCTGATGACTCGTGGATGTCCCAGATACGCTCGACAAACCTGATTGCTGCAGGTTGGCGACCATCGGCAACTTTCTCGGCCCAACGAGCTGCACCTGATACACTGAGGTGTGTGCAAGGTGGATGAGCAATGATGAGATCCCAGTCATAGACGTTGTGTGGCCAGATGAGATCGAACATGTTGCCCTGATAGTGCTTGCCATCAGGACGGTCTGAAGGTAGGAAGTCACAGCTGGTAGCATCGTGGCCACGCTTGGTGAAAGCGTCACGAACGATACCGCTGTACTCACAGGCAACTAGAACTTTCATACGTGTGGGTGTTTGGGGCGTAGCTTTTTCATTTCGATGTATGCCATCTTCTGATAGAATAGCTGTCTGCGTTTAGCCTCATCAGGCGTAAGGTGTTGGTGTGCGTGAGAGCCCTGTTTTGGTGTTGAACCAGTATCTGTCTGTGATGGTTGGGTGGGCTTGGTAGTTTCTGTCATGTAAGGCAGTGAGTGTGAGCATTACAGCAGGGTCATTGAGTGCTGTTTTGTTGATTGTAACATGACCGTCAAGTAACGGCATGAGCGTGAGTTGACTATACATTGTGGATACGTTTGTGTGTGACCCATGTGATGGCCTGTATGTCAGCGGTTTTGTAAGACTCGCCAAGCTCCTCGTTGATGAAGGCGGTGGCATCGTGGTAGTCTTGCTTGATACGTGCCCGTAACTTTTTACCTGCAAGGTTGGGGCAGGTTTTGGCGGTGACACGTACACCGAGCCAGACACTGTAGGCGTGTGTGTCAATGCACACATCGTTGAGGTCAGGGTACATGATGCAGTTGTAAAACTCCTGACGTTTTGGGCCAGTCAGTATGGACGGTACGCCCGTACGCAATATCCTTATTGCGAGCTGCTGGTTGAGTGGGTAGGCACGTGTAGTGACCTCGTTGAGGTCGGCATCAGTACCACCTGCATGAAAGACTTTACAGAGACGCTCGGCATCTTGTATATTATCCTCCCATCTGCAGTTGGGTGAGAGTGCTGAGATTACAGCCGATACAGTATACGGGTCTTGGCGGTACTTCTTGCCGATGCGTGTAGCAATCGAGCGAGCTGATGGATACCAATCGAGCCCGAGCTGTATCTCTTGCGAGGTGGCTAATGTGAATCTAGCGATGATCTCACGTGCATTATCTGATAGTTCAGAATAGCTCATGTCGATAGTGGTGGATGTAGTGGAGTGCCAACCCCTGTCATAGTAGGCACATATTCACAGCGTGGCTAGAGCTGTAAGAGGCTTGGTTTATAGCCAAAGCGGTGTTGAGGAATCGAACCCCTACTGTTTACATCGTACTGGTTAGGGTTGAGGAAGTAAATGAGTAATAATACTCAACTTCTAATACGTTAGTGATCGGTAGTAGTGACAGTTGCCATTGACCGCATGAAAGGGACTGTTAAGGTATTTTATCATACATACGTATGGACGGTTGGCCGTCAACAGACCCTGATAAATAAAATATCAGTAGCCGTGTTATATTCCCACCAAGTCCCGTTAGATACCTGAGCCCTCAAGCCCGACAGTATTAGCGGTAACGCTCCCTGATCGCCAGTGACGTATGCCCGTAGCATATTGTCCGTTTAACTAATTGGTTGAGCTGTAGTCTAGTTCTAAGCTAGACCCCCCTGATTTGATTTGTATACCTTTATTATATAAGGTAGTTAGTTGGTTGTCAAGTAGTTGTTTTGAAATCCTGACTTTTCTGTGGTGTGGTGCTAACCTCAATTCATACCTTTATTATATATGATGGTTGCAAGCCTGTCAAGTACTTGTTAGGAAATCGTGACATTTACATTTGCGTACGGTGGTGCGGTGATAGTGGATAGTACGCATGTACTAGTCCAATTACCGAATCGTCCATAGTACACCTGTACTACCAACTTTACAAAATGTAACAATAGTACACCAGTACTAACTAGTACACATGTACTATAAATTGAATCATAAGCAAACCTTATTAGTAATATATCTAATATAAATATAACGTATACCATATATAGTGCAACCCCTATGTCTTGATATCCACACATAGCCCACAGATGCCCGCACTAGTACAAATGTACTACCCGCAAGGCCAGCTCGTGATTATATCATACCACCTCCCGAGGTGTCAATAGGTATATATACTCAACGGGCGATAGTGGTACATATGTACTACTCCCGCTAGGTACCAAAAAAATGTTTATCTGTCTAGTACGGATAACCGTACCTTGACAATACTGTTACAGTACCGTAACGGGGTAGATTGCAGGGGATCGCACGTATAATACCCCACAAACAATTTTTTCAAAATTTAAGACACCCTATTTCTTTCTAAATATGTTATTGAGATGCTGTCTTTGCAACTCTAGTTTCATCTGGGCTAAGGTAAGAAGTGGCCAACGCTGTAGTTTAAGTGCTAATCTAAATCTCTTATACCATCTACTCTTCTTAATCCTACCCCACAACTGCTGTATAGTCATGGTTGTAATGTACGTAGGTGCTATAGTGTTAGTAGTAGGGTGGTAATATACAGTACGAGCGTGTTCCTCGTAGGAAGAGGGAGTTTTACGTCCCTCTTTGACCGCTGTTTCCACCCACGAGGAGCACCACTTCCCCGTGTCTTATGATGGGGTTGGTCAAAACCAAGTCATATCACCACTTCCAGAGATACCTCTAGCCTCCTTACGTTGGTCTAAATCTAATCCCAACACCATATGGTTAGCTTCTGCTTGAGGATCATCCATCCAAGCCTCTAGGTGGTCTAACCATTCTTCATGTCGTCTGTTTTTTATCTGTTGTTGAGCAGAGATTGCGAGGGCATCTGTAAACCATTTAACGCCTTGGGCGAGAGAGTCGATTCTGTCATCGTGTCTAACAGCTCCTTT